TGAAGGACTCAAAGTCGAAATCAAAGTAATCCTCAATTATATTTCTAACATACGATTCTGAATACATTAAATTATCGTAATTGACTATATCGAAAAGATCTGTTGATGTATTATATCTAAGTTGAATTATGTCATTGATATTATATCGAATTAATTCTTCTGCGATTTTATTAAGATAGTAAACAACTATCCTACCTGCTTTTGATGACAAACCGTGGTAACCATTTGAATTTTTAAATTTGGGGTTAGTCTTTACAACATATTCAGAGGTTAAAAGATGATTAGAACAATCATATAGAGTAATACTACCATCTGTTTCAAAACTATATTTATCAAATCCATTACTCAGGAATTCAGATTCTAATATGGTTTCTTTTTTTGTTTTTGTAGTGTAACCTCTATCACTAATATTCACGTAGAAATTAAATCTCTCGACTACTGAACCTACACCGTATTCGATATGATCTACAACACTCAAAGGGTGTTCTAATTCAAAGTCTTTACCATATTTCTCAAAAAACTTTTGAGATACTTCTCCCATATTTAATATTTCTTTACTGTCACAATTCCCTAAAACAAGGATCATTTTCGAAAAAGATAAACATTGGAGATCACATAACACTTTGTCATCCAAGAGTTCGAATTCGTCGACAACAAAGTCTACGAAGGTGTTGAGGAGGTGTATGTCTGAATATTTTGAATATACTAAATTCATGATTAATTTTTTATAAATTTATTTAATTTAAAATAAACTATAAATAGAAAATGGAGGACAATGTCCTCCATTTCATAAATTAACCCAAGATCAATTATTGAGCGTCGTTGGATTTATTGTAGTATTTCTCGACAGTCTTTTTGATAACGTCTTGGTTAGTTGACTCAGTTGTTACATTTTGTGTTTGAACATTCTGAGTTTGGTTTTGTTTATTTTTGCATCCGCAACCCATTTTACAATTTTTTTTGAGGTTTATATACCTATAAATATTAAGATCTTTCTTTTAAAGTGTAAATCCTTCATATTTATAAATAAAATTTAATATGAAATTTTATGATTTTTTGATACTAGAGAATGAGAAATTCAAACAAAAGTTTGATTCGAGAAGGTATCGTAAAATAGAAAGTATCGCTGAAAGATCTTTAGATCAAAATGATATAATTGAATTTTTGGGTGAAAATTTAGATTCACTATACGGTGATGAACAGTTATTTGAATTAAAGGATTTGATTGTTAATTTCAAACAAGTAAAAGAATTTTTGGATAAGAAGTCTTTGAAGGAGTATAGTTCTTCAGAAGAATTGAAACAAGCATTGAATAATTTAAAGAAAGATATGTTAAATTTGAATACATCTGCTGATGTAATTAAAGTTTACGAAGATGAAAATTATGTTTTGGTTTATCCTGAAAACTTTACCTCCGCTAAATTATATGGGGGTCTGATCAATAATCCATATTCTGTTTCCAAAGATGAAATTAAGTATTTGAAAGAAAAATTATATGGTGTCACTTTCTATTTAATACCCAAAAATGGTAGTGAATTTACTTACAAAATAACATATAAATTTGGAGGTGAGTTTATGATATTCGACAAAGGGGGTACAAGAATCGGAATAAATCGAATTGATAGATCTATTTTACAAAAATGTAGAGACTTTGTTTACGAAAAATTCAAAAAAATAGTTAATATCTTTGAAGATGATTATTTGAAAGAAAAATATATTGCTCTTAATTTGGAAGGTATTGAACAAAAAGCTAAACAAAATCAAGACAAACTTAGACAAGAGGACGCTTGGTTTGGAACCGATATTGGAAACAGAGCAAAGGCGGCTTTCGAATATTCTAAGGATTATCGTAATGCTGGTTTTGAAGAATTACGTGATATTTACGACTTATATTGGGACGGTTATGCTGAGTTCAGTACAGAACCTGAAGGGGAGGGTGCGGTCTTCAGAGTTTTAAACCAAGAAGAAGCGGACAACGAATCACAACAATATTGGGAAAGTTATGTTGATGATGTTGATCCGACAGAGGCATTTAGTCGAATTTATTTAAATCATTTTCTCGATGAAGAAAAAATCAAAGAATATTTTTGGTCACTTATGGAGGACCAAATCAAAGATGATCTCGAATCGTATTTCGAAGTTGAAGAATTACCCATCAATTCATACGACCAAAGAAAAATTGATAGGTTAAAAAGTGAAAAAGATTCCCTTCAACAGGAAATAGATAATGAAGAGATGAGTGATGAGGACATTAAAAGTCATCAAGAAAGAATAGATGAAATTGATTTGGAAATTGAAGAGATAGAAGAAAATGCTGAAAGGGAACCAACCAGTGATCAAATCGAAGAAAAAATCGATGAAGAATGGTATAATGTATCGAGGAGTGATTTGATAGATTGGATTGAGGAGATAGGGTTGGATTTAGGGGATTTTCTAGATACTGAAGCGTTAATCAAAAATTTAATAAGTGACGGTGAATATGGTTCATCATTATCTACATATGATGGTGATTACAACTATTATAATATGGACGGAAAGGATTATTATGCTTTTAGAATTTCATGACAAAAAATACACTCATTAAAGAAGGAAGGAGAGAAGATATACTCACCAAAGACCCTGAACAATTCAGAGTACCTTCTGAACAAGAAGTAGATACTCCTTTTCATAAAAAAACAAATTATAAATACTTAAATTGGGTCTTCGACCAGTATAACAAAAACGAAGATTATTCATTCGAAGAATTATCCAATATAGTGGAGAGGTTCGATAAGATAAGTAAAAACCTGACCAAAAAAGACATCAACCAATACAAGGATCTTGATGAACTTTTGAATATCTTCAAATTCTACGGATCGACCAAAGAAGAAAAAAAGTCGGGAAAAAAAGTATTACTTGACACGGATGATTTTTTGGTTATTCGACCACTCACCCGTGAAGCATCATGTTATTATGGAGCCAACACCAAATGGTGTACCTCTGCAACTGCGGAGGGTAAGAACAAATTCGAACAGTATGCTTCCACTGGAAAGTTATATTATATCATATCAAGAAAACCTTTGGATATGAAAAATTGGAATAAGGTGGCGATATATGTAGATGATTATTATGGTGGTGAAGTCTTCTATGATAATTTGGATGTCACCATGAACAAACAACAATCAGAAGACTATCTGTCAATTTTATCTTCAGATGTAATTGAATCCATAAGAAATGATTATTCAAGCGATGAAAATCAGGATAAATGGAGAAACCTAAAAAATGTTTTATACAATTATCCATATGTAAAATTTAAATCCAACGGTCATGTAATTGGAATGTGGGGTGAAAATGATAAGTTGAATTTTATAATTGATGATGATGAGTTTTTTGGGATTGTGGATGGAAATAAAGTTGTTTTTTATTCACAGGACAAACCTATTGTTGAAGAAATAAAAATTGATGATTTTTTGAGATCGGCCGTTTACCGAAATGTAGGAATTCCATTTAAGAATTTGGTTTATTTATCTTTTGTAAATTTTCTTGTATCTTTTATAAAGAAAATCTATTAGTCTTGAGAAAAGAAATGTATTTACCATACAACTGGATGTTCAAATTACCAGTTGATCTCGAACATAAAAAATATGTTCTACTAGCCACATTTCAGAAATATGATAATGATTTTGATGAACTCAAAATTTATCCTACCTTCACTGAAATTAGTTTTCATTTTGCCGATGCGATGACCATATTGAATGATGGGAAATTCTTGGCATTCAAAAACGCATTTGAATATACCACTCATAACCTTCAGATTGACGAACTACAAGCAGGAGAAGTTCCGAGAGAATTTTATAAAATGGATGACTTCAAAGAATACGTTGAATATTCTAAGTCAACACATATGAAATACTTTGGATTGTTTGAGTCATTATGGAAAAAAGTAAATTGGAGTACCCAAGTCCTGACAAAAGAAAACTTCGACATGCTGTCGTTGGGGAAAGGATACGTTGATTTAATTTATAGAGGAGAAAATCTTTATTTTGTATATGAAAGAAAGATGAAGTCCCCCAAATCGAATCAATACTATGTTGAAATAAAGGCAATTAAAGACCTCAACGAAAGGAATAAAATATTACCAGTTTTGGAAGTCAGGACTGATGATTTCTTTCCACTTAATGAGTCTGTATTACCCTGTCTTCAATCAAGAATTAACCATATAATTGAAGAGACGTTGAGAATTGATATATTCAAAAAGGTAATATGAGAGAGTTAGATAAGGTTCCTTACGATGAGGAAACCGGCAAATTTTATAAACATTTACTTACCTACGCATCAGAGGTTGGATCCATCAAGTTTGAGGTTCAAGATGTTTCGTTATGGAAGAGAAATGAATTGGAAAAGGTTAAGAACGTATTCCAACAAGATCTTGTCGAGATAAATGAAAAAATCCAAAGATTAATGGATGATATTGTGTTGAATGATATGATCTATTCGAGCAATATGAACTTCGAGCCCATAGTTGGTCACACCTACCACCTTTATGAGAATAAAAAAGGTGAAAAATTTTTATCACTTATTGAACCGGAATTGTGGAATATGCCGTATCTTGGTACCTACAAACTAAATTCAGACAGGAAATGGGTTTCAATAAAAAATTCTTGAGTGAAGAGTCAATCAAGTCGAGGTTGGAGATGGGTATGAAATTAGAAAAAATATTCCATGCCGACTGCTTGATTTTCACAGATGAATATTCCTATAATTTGTATGAGAACTACATTAATAACAAATGGGTATGAACTACGATAAAAAGTTGATCAAAAAGTTGACAAGACCAATTCATATCACTTATATTAGTGACGTATATTTCAAAAACAATATGGATTTAGCTAGAAAAGAGATTCAATCAATGATCGATGACGGACTTGTGGTTGAATCCAAATATGGAAAAGACTACTATGTATTAACGGCGAAGACAGATGGATAATAAAGAAATGGTGAATCACCCGAATCATTATGGGGGTGAAAATAACATATACGAAGCGATTAAGGTCATAGACGCTTGGGAGTTGGGGTTCTCTTTGGGTAATACAGTAAAGTATATCTCAAGAGCGGGGAAGAAGAATTCTGACAAAGAATTAGAAGACCTTAAAAAAGCAAAATGGTATTTGGATCACCATATAAAAAACTTAGAAACCAAATTAAACAATCAATAAAACCTATATAATTATTAGTTGTAATAAACCAAAAAAAAACAAGTAAAAAAAATGAAAAACCTTCTTTTGATGGCTGCGATTCTTGGACTTGTATCATGTGGAACCGAAACAACTTGCGATTGTTCACCCGAATGTGCGGCGAAATGCCACGGGGACTCACTCGTTGTTGACTCTGTCTCTTTGGACACCACAGGTATTGAGAACGTTGAAGAGCTCTTGGATACGTTGGAGACACTTCCAGCTGCGACACCCAAATAATTTTTAACCATTCGGAAAAATTAATTGAGGAGACCTTTTGGTTTCCTCATTTTTTTGCTTATCTTTGTGGTATCAAAAAACACACCCATGATGACAATCGCTGAGATGCTTGCAGTTCAAAACCCGATGAAGTGGTCTGCTTTGGAAAACCCGATTGAACTCAGTCAGGTTTATATCAAATATGCTAGTCGGTGGGTAAATATGTCCGAGGTCGAACGACTCATCGATCAGGAAACACCTGAAGAGTTCGAGTTCATCTTCACACAATCAGATGACACAGCAATCGTTGAAAGTCTGATCGATATTTGGTCAACACTAAACTGAGTATAGATCGATCACATGAAGTGTCTTCTAATCTTATCGTGACTATATTCCATAATGACCTTCCTTACTTTGGGGAGGTCATTTTCATTTAATTTCATTTTCTTGTTCAGATAATCAATCATGTGAACTGTATCTGAATCCACGATTGTGTATTCGGATAAACCGATAGGTTTACTGGTGAAAGACTTCTTAGCTCTATCAAACCAAACCATAGAAAGGTTGGGAGATTCCAACTCTTCAAAAAATACACAGTATCGTTGATCCTGTTTTTCAACAAAAACATTATACTTCTCGTCTAAAACCTTCAATATAGACTTCTTCATTTTAATAAAATAGTTTTTATTTTATATTTATCAATAAAAATAGTTTATGAAATTAGTTACAAGTCTCAAAGACCTCGTTTTAGAATTTTTTGGAAGGACCCTTTATCTTCCAAAGATCAAAAAGGGAGGTAAGGTAATTGAATTTGGAGTTTCACTCGAGCAGATGAAAGATCGAAGTGGTGAAGACGATCCAAACGACCCTGCGGTTATGAAAATGATCCATAGAAGACTTGATGTTGGTTGGAGAACTGGTGTTCCAAATATATGGATATGGGAGTCGGTCAAGAAAAATTTCGATGTTGTCTTCCAAACCATAGATGATCTTTATGATCCTGACATCGAAAGAAACAGAGTTTTATTTTTGGCACCACACGATTTATTAGATCAGATAGAATTTGTTACAGAAATTGAGGCTTATGATAAAGACACAATGGCACTCAAAGTAATCACTTCAGGGGTTGGATCACCAAATCGTGGATTCTTCAGGAACAAACAAAAGACACCGACCATAAGTTTGACCGAAAGTTACAAAAAAATTCCTACGATTGTTTTGGAAAATTGAAAAAAAGGCTTATCTTTGTATTGTTAACGATGGTTGACTGGTCGCCAGGAGTCTGATTGTCTGTACTGGGACGAGATTATAAAAGATGATCATCGGATATTGAGTTAATCCGTACAATCTCAACGTCAAGAGCCTGGCGATTAGGTTCAGGGGTGATGTACCTCAATCCGATCGGATGGAACACATTGAAGGACCTTCGGGTCCTTTTTTCGTTTTTGGAAATTTAAAAACTTCGCTTTATATTTGTCCTATAAATCCTTTTCACTCATGACAAAAGCACAAGTTAAAATGATGATCGAAATGTCGGATCCTGATTTCGTTTACACGATGTTGTTGGATCAGGAATTGGATGATCTTGCGGATTGGGTTGCAGACAAATATTTTTAAAATGCAATGGACCCAATATTTCCTCCAAATTGCGGAGACGGTTAAATTAAAATCAAAAGACCAACGCACACAGATAGGTGCGGTCATTGTCGGTGAGGATAATGAGATTGTATCGACGGGGTACAACTCATTTCCTCGCGGCATTAATGATAATGTCCAAGAACGTCAAGAACGACCCGAAAAATATTATTGGGTGGTTCATGCGGAAATGAATGCAATATTGAATGCTGCTCGTATTGGTGTGTCTACAAAAGATTGTACGATGTACCTTACTTGTGGTGTGCCGTGTTCAGACTGTTGTAGGGGAATTATTAACGCAGGAATTAAAAGAATATTTGTGAAGAGGGAAGACACCACCCGTAACCGTGAACATTGGGATGCTCACGCTGCTCGATCACGGGTGATGTTTGAAGAAAGTGGGGTTGAGGTTTTGTTTTATGAGTAAATAATTTCAAAGTTAGAACCAGTGTAATCACAAAGTTTTTTTAAAATATCACACTTATCCTTATTCTTACCTCTCATATATAACCAACCCCCATTAATTTTTCTGTAATCTACAGTTCTGGCAGATGGAACAAATTCATCTTTTGTTTTCTTGATACTACCAGTGACTCTTTTGATCATTATTTCGGTACTGAGTAAATTAGATGCTTCATTAATAATGGTATAATAGATATCGCAAAAAGATTTATCTGAATCGATCATATATTTTTTGTCTGCAACGATTACACCAATAATTTCATTACTTTTTTTATTTTCAAACGTCTCTTCGATAATACTTTTAAAATACTGAGACAAAGAAGGGTTAGTTTTAAAAATTCTATTAAGGTCTCCCGCTGTAACCTTAATACCTGACACGTTTATAGTTTCCATATTATTGTTTTTTTGATAAGTAAATATATCTCCGTTTTCTCACAACGTCAATAGTCCGTGAACGGTCAACGATTTTTTTTGGTGATATAAATAAATTTTTGTAAATTTGTGGTATGGACTACAAAAAACAAGCAACTGAAAAGTTTTTGGAACTCAGGAATGGTTTGGTTGATGATACCGAAACCCTTGAGGATTACTTAGCATTCTGCTACCTTAAGTATAGACCAAATGAGTATGGAAAGAAGATCCAAAAGAGATTGGAGAACTATTTCGGTATGCATAAGGTGAGTGAAAGTACTGAGAAGGGGGATTCGTTTTTTTCAACCACCAGTAATCGAAAAATGTGGTTCGAAATCAAAGTTTCGTATTTGGGTATCAACAACACTTACTCAATACGATATATCCGTCCGTGGCAAGAATTTGACTATTACTTACTCTGTTTCATCAACCCAATGGATTGTAAACCAAAATTCTTCGTAACTACCTGTCAAGATCTGATGGATAACTTCAGCTACAATTACATGAATGGTACTATAGAAAGTAATAAGAGTAATAGTAAGTCGGCATATGGAATTACAATCAGAAATGATGGAGAATCTTACCGAACCCTCAAGTCCTTGAATCGACTCGAAGGGAATGATCCGATTAACGTTTTCGAATTTTTAGCTCGTCAAAATTTGAAGAACACTTAATTGTTTTCTCGAATAGTTTTTACTATCTTTGTAAGTATGGGAACTCAAGAACTTTATAAGTCAGTCAACGAGAAAGACGTTGAAAATCTCTATCGTCATTCCTTGATGAAAAAATTCAAGGATATGGAGATTACATCCCCGTTTGGTTGTGACGGGTTTGCAGTATCCAAACAACATAAGATCCGCACTCTACTTGAGTTCAAGGATAATCTTGATTTAAGTTCCAAGTTGGAGCAAAGCAAAGTTTTGGCACAAGCAATCTACTACGTCAAAAAGTTCTACGATAAGGGTCAAATTCCTCCTTCCACAATCTTTGTTGGTGATCGTAATGAATGTTTGGCTCTTCACGTCAACAGTCTTTTGAAATACCTTGAGATGGATTTGGACTGGTCAATTGCACCATCTTCCGCCCACAAAAATGTGGAATTGATTTCCATGTTGATGGATGACCAAGAAGTTTGTCCATTTGTATTCAACTCGGATCACTTCGAACAGTGTATCGACAAGATCAAAGACCTTACGGATAATATTCAACGTAAAGTCATCGTAACCGATAAAAATATCACTGAGGTTTTCCGTTACTTTGAGGAAAAGATCCTGACCAAAACTTGTAAACTCTCAACCAACGAGAAGGCAAACCTCTTTGTCCAACTCTTGGTAAACAACGTGGACAACTATCTCCATCCGTTCGATAAAAGGAAGATGGTTGTAACCAAGAGTTTCGGTGAGATCCCTATCGTGTCTCGTGAATCCTTTGTTTCTTTCTTTTCTCATTTTGCGTCTTCATACTCTCCATCTCAAAAACATAAGTTGACCGCTGTGGTTGACCGAATTGTTGAGGATGTAACTCGTCGTAAACAAGGTGAGTTCTTCACACCGGCAATTTGGGTTGACAAAGCTCACGAGTACATCGCTTCTGTATATGGTGACGATTGGAAAGAAAAGTATGTCGTTTGGGATCCTGCTTGGGGAACAGGTAATCTGACCCGTGACTATAAGTTTAAGGAACTGTACGCTTCAACTTTGAATCAATCTGACATCGACACTGCTAATCAGATGGGGTACAATCCTGAAGCTGTGAAGTTTCAGTACGACTTCTTGAATGATGACTATGAAAAACTCCCTGAAGGTCTTCGTAAAGCTATCGAGGAAGGCCGTCAAATCATTGTGTTGATGAATCCACCTTATGGTTCGTCTACTAATTTGAGTTACGATTCAAAAACAAAAGAAGGTATTGCGATAAGTAAAATAAATAAGTTGATGAATAATCAAAAATTAGGACATTGTTCACAAAATTTATACTCGCAGTTTATTTATCGAACAAAATTTTTTGGATTAGATATGTGTATGTTTACACCGGTTATTTTTTATTCAGGACCAACTTACAAAAACTTAAGAACAGAGGTTTTTAAAAAATATAAATTCGCAGGTGGTTATATCATGAATGCTTCTAATTTTGCAGATGTAAAATCTTGGGGTTTATCGTTTTCTATTTTGTTAAGTGTAAAATAATTCTTATATTTGGGTAAATAAAAAAAACTATGTATAATTTTGATTTGTTGGAGGTATCTAAGGAACTTGAGATTATTAAGGTGGGGGATAAAAACATGTATAATGTTGACGATAAAAAATCACTTAAAGATTGGGTTGATAATGAAAAGAAACCTGAAACTTTTCCAACATTTCAAAGTGCCTTGAAAATTAGAAAAACAAATAGAAGTATTGGTACCCCTAAAGATTTTTTGGGAACACTAGTCATTGGGGGTAATAACATTTCTAATAGTCAAAATACTGTGTTTATTTTGTCTGGTGGTATTACTTCTCGTAATGGTAAATTATATTTTTTCGAAAATAATTTTAAAAAACTTGTTTCTATTTTTTCAGCAAGAACATTGATTAAAACCACATGGGTAAATGGTAATGACGAATTTTTATGTCCAAACGAAGAACATCATAAATTTGAAAAATTCTCTTTGGATTCACTCGTGATTTCAATGTTCAATAATTCTTCGCAACAATCTTCATTACGTAATGTTCAGTACGATGGTCAAATTTGGGACATTAAGAACGAGTTCTTTTGGATGTCGGCTGAACATATGAAGGAGTTGGCGGATAACAACGGGTATGACAATCTTTACAATGATGCAAGGACTTCACCCAACCGTCACGTTTACAACCTGTTGTTTGGTGAGGAGAGGATCTATGACAAACTCTCCCCTGATGCCAAAGCTGTCTTGGACAAAGCTACTGAACTTGTGGAGAAGTCTATCAAGATGAGGATGATTATGTCCAACGATGAGAACCACCTTGACTCATGGGACGCAGGATATGCTCAACTCAAACTTGTTTGGAAGGAATACTTCTCTGATGACTTCAAGGAGTTCCGTCAACTTTACAAAAATATGGAAGACCGCATGAGACCTTTGGTTTACGAGTTAGGTTTCCTTATGAAGTGATATAAAAACCAAAGAAAGTTTTGTTTTACGACAAAACTTTTTTATCTTTGTGGTTATGAAAACTATCACAGAAAAAACGCTGAAGAAATTCGGATTTCAGAAGGAGGAAAGTTATGACACCGCCGACGGGGTTCCTGACTTTTACTATTACACCTTGGATATTGGAAGTCTTTCTTTGATTACCAACACGGATGATATGGCAAAAACTGATGGATGGATTGTTGAAATCTTCGATCACGGTGACTTTACCGTTTGTCACAAGAAAGAACTGAAGAAACTCATCAACTCACTTTATTGTATTTTGGACGTAGAATGAATCACTTTAGATTTTTATCGGTATACAATTCACCATTTGTTCGCCCGAAGATCAAATGGTATTTTGGTAAGGTCGCTGTCGGTGTGCCGTATTCTCTTCCGAGAAAACGCTTCGGATTTGACTTTGTTGATCTTGGATGGAAAACCAAATGGGATAAGGACGATTTCAGGTTTGAATGGAATCCGATGATCTCGTTTGTATTTTGGAAATGGCAGGTTGTATTGTCCTTTGTTCCTGATAATATGGATACATATTGGGAAGCTTGGCTTTATTATGAACTCAGGACCGACAAGACCAAATCCAAGATGGAAAGACTGGCTCAATGCCGAGTTAAATTCCCGATTACCAACACGACATACAATGGAAATAAAAAATATGTTATTGATTGGTATGATTTTATCTTGAAGGAAAAATACCTTATTGATCATGAGTATAGTCGCATTTTCAAAAACTCGAAAAAATAAAACTTATAAATATGAGCAGTTGGAATCATAGGGTATTGGCCCAAAAAGAAGGAGATGGAATTTACTTTCAGATCCACGAAGTGTATTATGACAAAGAAGGAAAACCTGATGGGTTTACCAAAGAGGGGATTAGTGTTGGCGGAGATAGTTTGGAAAGTCTGAGTTGGGTTTTGGAACGAATGAAAGAATGTCTTGACAAACCTGTATTATCCTATAGTGATTTTCCGAATGAATTTAATGGAACCTTTAACGACGAAGAAAAATGAAACAAAGAACCGCAATGCAAACCTTGATTGATGAGATAAGCAAATCTCCAATCTCAAATCTGTCTATTTTAAATCTGATTGAAGATTTGCAACTGCTTGAGATGGAAAAGGAGCAGATTATGGGTGCTTACGATGCCTATGCCGGATTTGCGGTATGGGGACTTCCTACTGCAGAGGACTACTACAACGAAACCTTTACTACCGACGAGAAATGAAAGTTCATGTTGTAACTGCTCAGAACGTATATCAGGGAAACCAACACTCTTATGTGGTCGGGGTATATGATAATTTTGAGGATGCTAAAAAATCAATCGATATTGAAGAAATAAATAGAGGTGGGAAGTATGAATGTAGGATCAATGATTTTACACTCAATACTATACCTGAAGAACTAACTAGTGATTAAGATGAATAAGAACTCAGAAAGATACAGGATTATACTCCACGAGAATTTCGACGATAAAGGTGTGATGGACAGTAAGTATTACACAATCCAAAAGAGAAAAAATATTTTGGGGTTTTCTTATTGGAAAGACATCAAATCTCGAAAAATAATCAGAGGTAAATTTTTCGAATTTAAAACAACGTTTATGTCGTTGAAAGATGCTCAAAAATTTATTGATGATATTTTGTCTCATGATGTTCCAAGAGATAAAACATTGAAAACAATTATCTATAATAAAACTAAAAAAAATTAAATATGTCTGAAGTTAATCATAGTTTATATGAAATATTGCATGATTTATTTCTCGATGCTTATGAGTTGGGTGTAGTTGCAAAGGATATGAATGAAATAGATTATTTAAATTTTCGTAAAGAATCTATCAACAAATCAATTCAAGAAATAAATAATACCTTAAATAAATAAAAAACAAAATATGAAAGCAACTCTGAAGTTTGATTTACCAGAAGATGATCGTGATTTCCGAATGGCAACCACAGCTAATTCGATGCATAGTGTTTTACGGGAAATGGATGAATGGTTGAGGAGTAAAACAAAATATACATCCGATTCCACGAGTCAGGATAAGATGGATGCGTATGAACTTAGTAGAGAAAGACTTTACCAACTATTGGATCAGTATAATATAGATTTAGAATGAAAAGAATCTACTTAGACGACATCAGAACACCGAAACCTGAAACGGGTGATTGGGTCGTTGTTAGAAACTATGATGAGTTTGTAAAGGCTGTAACTTTGATTGGTTTACGGAACATCAGTTTGATATCTTTAGATCATGATTTGGATGAATCGGCTATGAAAGAATGGCATAATAGTGTTTATCACAACTACACTTTAGATTATAATAATATTACCGATAAAACAGGAATGGATTGCGCCAAATGGTTGGTTGAACAATGGTTGAATGGAGAGCCTGTAGTACAGGTAATGATCCATTCTGCCAATGCTGTTGGTGGTGATAACATGATGGGTTACATTAACAACTACAAACATATTCATCGTTTACCTCAGGACTGTAATAGGTGGGTAGTACCTCATGATATGGAAACAATAATTGAATAATATGAATAGTTTAGATAAACAATACCAATCACTCCTTCAAGACATTCTTGATAATGGAGTAGAAAAGAAAGATAGAACAGGTACAGGAACCATCTCAGTTTTTGGTAGACAGATCCGTCATAAGATGAATGATGGATTTCCACTTCTCACAACCAAGAAGATGGCGTTCAAAACTATGGTAACTGAATTACTATGGTTTTTAAGAGGTGATACAAATATCAAATACTTAGTTGATAATAATTGTCATATTTGGGATGGTGATGCTTACAAAAACTATACAAAGTCATTTCTTGGTTATGAAGATATACCATCTCAAGAATGGTTTATAAATGAAATCAAAAGCAACACAGAATTTGCTAAACGATTTGGTGAACTCGGGCCCGTGTATGGTAAGCAATGGAGAAGGTGGGAAATAAACGAACCTAAAAATATAGTAAAAACAGAAAATGTTACTTGGCCATACGAACCAAACCCACATACATATCAACAAAGAGTTGGTTCATTTAAGATAACACAGATAGACCAAATCGCAAACCTAATCCGTGACCTTAAAACAAACCCAGATTCAAGACGATTAATGGTTAATGCTTGGAATGTTGGAGAATTAGATTCAATGGTACTTCCACCTTGTCACTATGGATTTCAAGTTTATACAAGAGAGTTGAGTGAGAAAGAAAGATTGGATTTGTTTAAAGTCGATAGTATTGACAGAGTAGATTCATATGGTAAATGGTTAGACGATAATGGATATCCTAAACGAGCAATCTCTTTAATGTGGAATCAACGTTCAGTAGATACTTTCCTTGGTTTACCATTCAATATTGCTTCTTACGGATTATTACTTGAAATAATTGCTAAAGAAGTGAATATGATACCTGATGAGTTGATTGGTAATTTAGGCGATGTTCACTTGTATTCTAACCATATTGAACAAGCTAAAGAACAAATTAATAGAGAACCATTTCAACTATCTAAATTAACTTTAGAACACAGTAGTTTAGATCCTGTTGAGTTAGTTTATAAGTTGGAAGATTATCAATCACACCCAACCATCAAAGCGCCTTTATCTAATTAATGATGATCTTAGTTTGGTTTTTTATTATCCTTTATGGGTTTGTTCTCTTGTTCAGGTTCATGGACTTTATTACCTCACCCATCTATATAATTCATGGGATGTTCAATAAGAGTAGGTTGGTCAGACAAGATGCTTTTAAAGGTTCATTTAGACTGATGAAAGGTATTTTATGGATTTCAATTCCGATTCTTATCTTTTACTACGACTTCAATAGTAGCAACAAAGAAATGAACTGGTTTGAGTTTTTGTTGTTTATTATTGCTCTTGTGATTTTTTTATATCCCTCCCGTTTGGAGCCAATGATTTTCAGGTTCTTGAGTATGTTTTATAGTTATGAGGAGATGTTAAATGGAGTTAATAGTATGAAAATAGGAAGCGGTAGTGATGACAAAAGTATCATCAGAAAATATGAGATCTTGGAAAAACTCAAACCAAAAGTTTGAGTTTTCATTTTTTTTACTTTATTATTAAGAACAATGAATGAATATATTAATCAAATAGTTTGTGACAACAGCGTTCATTTTATGAGAAATATAATGAATGAGAATTCGATTGATCTTATTATTACCAGTCCACCATACGGCGTTGGTATTGATTATGACAGTTGGGATGATGATGAGGAGTTTGAGGATTACAAGAACTTTTCAAGGGAATGGTTAACCGAGGCATACAGGGTCTTAAAATCTGATGGTAGAATTTGTTTGAATATCCCATATGAAATCAATAGACAGAAGAAGGGTGGAAGGATCTTTTTCGCCTCTGAGATTTGGCAGATTATGAAGGAGATCGGATTTGGTTTCTTTGGTATTGTGGATTTGGAGGAGAGTTCACCACATAGAAGTAAAACTACAGCATGGGGATCTTGGATGAGCCCTTCAGCTCCTTATATCTATAACCCAAAAGAGTGTATCATCTTGGCATATAAGAACTTATCCAAGAAACAGGTTAAGGGAACACCTGAGTGGAAGGGAGAATATCAGAGGGTTCCAAGTGAAAAGGTTGAGGGTGAGTTCAGAGATAAGTTGGTTTATGATGAGAAGGACAAGAAGGATTTTATGGAACTGGTATTTGGTCAATGGAATTATTTTGCGGATACAAGATCTTTGACCAAGGCGACCTTCAGTTTGGATATTCCTTGGAAAGCAATCAAGATCTTGTCATACAAAGAAGATATTATCTTTGATCCATTTAATGGAAGTGGAACCACGTGTTTGGCGGCGGAGAAACTCGGAAGAAAATGGATTGGATGTGACATCAGTGAAAACTATTGTGAGGTGGCAAGGAAAAGAATTAGAGAATATCAGGCAGAAAGAAGTGCAGCCAAAACATTATTTTGTGATGAAATTAAAACTGGAAGATTTTTGGACATATGATAAAGAGATATAATTATTACAACGAAGATCTATATCGGATCGCAATTGACGAAGGGGTTAAGACCACTTCAAAAGGGATTCTTTATTTCCCCACCGGCAAGTTCACGGGACGATCTCCCAAAGACAGATATTTCTGTGATGGAGAATATGTTGATAAGGTGATAGACAAATCAAGGGAAATCAACCAAATCATATCAAGGGAAACTTATTCTAAACTCAAGAATTCTTTGGAAGAACATATCAAGAATTCACCTGTGGAATATAAAACTTCAAGGGTGGTTTGTTATCATAAGAAGTTTCATACTTTGGTTGACCTTCATACCACCCATGCATGGGCGAACATATTCTTCAATAATATGACCATCAATGCAACGGGGATACAAGCGGAAGGTGGAGGATTTTTTACCAAGTGGAAGGTTCTTCACGGACCGGAGTTTGTTCCCCAAGAAACATATGAAGATCTTAAAAACCCAAACTTTGTCATCATAGATTTTGAAGACAAAACCATCATTATCGGTGGAACCAGTTATACCGGTGAGATAAAGAAAAGTATCTTTACCGTTTTAAATACCATCTTTATTGATCATGGAGTTCTTCCGATGCATTGTTCGGCAAATGCAAACTCCAAAAATGGAAAAGGGGTTAATCTATTTTTTGGTTTATCGGGAACAGGGAAGACAACTTTATCTTCGGATCCAAATAAGTTTTTTATCGGAGACGATGAACACGGATGGTTTGAAGATCATATCTTCAATTTTGAGGGAGGATGTTATGCAAAACTTATTAACCTCAAGAAAGAGAACGAACCAATCATTTGGGACTCCATTCATTCTCCTGATAGATTCAATCATACCAACTGTTCTTTGATGGAGAATATCGTTGTGGACGATGAGAACAACCCCGACTTTTCGGATTCATCGATTACGGAGAATATCCGGGCATCATATTCGTTGGGACAACTCCCTGAAGAGTTTATGGTAGATGATTTGGGACTTGGAAAGAATGTCAAAAATATCTTCTTCTTATCTTTTGATGCTTTTGGTGTCTTACCTCCGATTTCAAAACTTGATTTGGAAGACGCAGCAAGATTCTTCAAGATGGGATATACTTCCAAAGTGGCGGGAACGGAGGTGGGTGTGACCGAACCAACGGTGGTCTTCTCTACCTGTTTCGGATCACCCTTCTTACCAAGAAAAGTGGAAGATTATGTGGATTTATTCAAAGCGAAAGTCCAAAAGTCGGGGTGTAATGTATGGTTGGTAAATACAGGATTTGATGAAAATCTCAAAAGATATCCGATTGACATAACACGAAAAGTTATTAATGGTGTGATCGACGGGAAGTATTCAGAGAAAACATTTGACTATCACGGACTCAAAATTCCCAACAGGATATTGGATCTTGATTTGATCACCCTCAAACCCGATATTGAAGAAGAAAGGATTGAGAAATTATTTGAACTTTTGGATCAACATTAACCCCTCTTTATGAGGGGTTTTTTTATGTTTTGATGTATTTATATTAAAACTATTTTATTATGGGAAGAATTACAACAGACGAAAATGAAAAACAAAGAATTTTGAATCTTCATTTGGAAGCAACCAAAAGACATTATTTGAAAGAACAAAGTTCAATGGAGGAGGCAAATATGAAAAAAGCGGTTCAATGTTTTTTGAATAAGGTGGGATATAAAGTGAAGGTGGATGGTATGTGGGGGGATGAATCCAAAAAAGTTTTGAGTCAGTTTCAAGTGAAAAAAGGAATTAATGACGACGGATTTTGGGGTACTGAAACCTTCAATTCACTGACACCACAAGAGAAGGAGTTATATAAAAAATGTAAAAGTGAACACGGAGATTTGTTTGATAAAATAATAAGTTTTGTTGGTTTAGATTGATGAAATTTCAAATTAACGAATCCGAGAAAAAAAGGATCAAGGATCTTTATCAAATCAACGAACAAGGTATGAGAGGATACCTTTTAAGGATGTTGAGTGATGATGAACCTCAGAGTTATTCTAAAACCGTCCCGTCTTCCAGTAATGTATTCCCCTATGATGTACTGAATAGATTTGGGTTGGGTTCAAAAGAATCGTTGGACTTTAACTCAGCGCCAATACCTCGTTTGAACAACATTATTAACCATATTAAAAAGTATGAAGAATTTGTTCCTTACACATATGACGATGCTTATTATCCACCAAAAAAAGTTCAACCGGGAAAATCATGTAAAGGACGTTGCACCATAGGTTATGGAACAACCGATCCTGCCAAAGCTAAACCTGGCGCTACCGTAAGTGAATCAGTTGCATCATCTTGGTTGACTGATTTTGTTGAGGACGAATGTGTACCCTGTATTAAGAGGTGGCAGAAAGATACCAAAACCAAAGTCACACCATCCATATTTGAAGCTTTGATTGATGTTGTTTATAACAAAGGATGTAGTGGATTTAGAAAATCACCCATAGCTACAGAACTTGAAAATAACAATGTTGTAAGGGCGGCTGAGGTATTAAAAAACTGGGAGGGATGGGGAAATAAAAACAGACGAGAAGCAGTCTATATCAACTTCTTCAAAAAAGGAATAAAATGAAAAAAGTAATTAACGAGGGTGGTATCAGAGATATAAATGCATTATCCAAAAGATATCCGAAAGCAAAGATATATTTTCACCAAGATTTGGATGGTGTAACTTCTGCGTTGGGTATGAAGGAATATTTGGAATCAAATGGTATAAAGGTCGTTGATGCTGAAATCATTCAATATGGTGATAAAGAGTTCTCGATCAAGAAGTTGGAGGCTGAGGGTGATATTATGCCGGTTTTAGTTGATTTTGCTCACGGAAAACCGATGTTCAAAATTCATACAGACCACCACGACAGACAAGCCGGAGCGGAGGACACCAAATCCAAATCATTCAGATCTGCAAGATCAAATATTGAAACAATATCACAAGTTCTGTCACCCAAAGATATATTTCCATCTGACGACATAAAGTTAATCTCCACCGTTGATTCTGCCAACTTCAAACCATACGGAATTAAACCCCGTGATGTTATGAATTACATCCTTAAATTAGATAAGGAGGGAACTTTGGAAAAGAACAAGATGGCTCTTGGGTTGTTGACCAACAAACTTCTTTTGGCGTATAAAAACAAACCAAACTTTATGGAGGAATTGGTTATGACTTCTTCACCTTCTTTGATGAATATCTATCAGAACATCAAAAAAATTGCAAAGGAAAGAAGGTTTGCTTCACCCGAAGAAATGGCTCAAAACCAAGAAACATATATCAAATCTCAAAAAGAATCACCCAACGTCGTTTTTGAAGATGGAATCATAAAACAATATGGTGGCGGTTCATTATTCAAACCAGGTTCTTATGACAGATATACACCATTTGAAAACTATCCCGATGCAAATTTCTTAATTATTGCTTGGCCTTTGGGATTGGTTCAGGCAAGTTGTAATCCATTTAAAGAAGACAGAGCTCTCAAAGGTATTGACTTGGGTGAAATTAAAGATGAGATCCTCGAAGAAAACAAGGGTTGGATGAAAAAGGAAATGGTTCCTCTCTCAACTCTAAAATGGATCTCTGAAACATCTGTTGGTCCCGAAAGTGTTGGTTTTACATCTTCGGACTTAAAAGCGTTTTATATGGACAAAGTTCAAGCGGGGAATGAAGAATATCTTTCAAGATTGGATCAAATCATGGATAAGAAGTTCTCTGAACTAAATGAAGATGAACTTACAATATTAGATAGTTTTGCAATTCCATTTTATGACTTGGTGGTGGAAAACTCTGGAGGTCACAAATGTATAACTAATCTTTCAGGTCTGAATTATTTGAGAAGATCCAAGAGACCACCACAAGGTGATTATAAAAGAGAGCCAGGGACGGAAGCCAAGTTCGTTCAAGGGGTGAAATTCTTTCAAGATCAGTTCTTTGAAAAACTGAAAGGTAGAATTCAAGGGGTTGAGACGGAATCGGAATAAATGACAAAAGGATCACCTTCTTTAATATTGTGATCCTGACAATAACCACCCGGTAGTTCCAAGACGATATTTCCAACTCCTGTGTATGATTCACATTGATCAGAATTACAGGGGGGACAATCGTGATGTATTTTATTTACAACGTTATTTTTGATGAAAATTATATCCAATGGAATGATACAATTTTTCATCCAAAAACTATGAGATTTTCCATTCATCAGGAATACCATTGAATCAAAACCTTCAAATGTTTTATCCATCATACCATTCTCAATTTGATCTGGTGTTGCACAAATCTTTGAGTTTAGTATATTATTTTTTATTTTGGTTTTTACAATCATAACTTTTTAATTACGTCTAAAAATAAACCTACCAACATTTATCATACTTCTAATTTCTTCATTTGTATATTTTTCTGATAGGTATTCGTTCAAATGCAAACTACCACCAACAGATTTGAGATTTTCAAGGGTTTTAATTTTTGTTTCTCTCACATCCAAACTACTACCAACAGATTGAAGTTTTGGAAGGGATTTGATTTGTGTTCCTCTCAAACTTAAATAACCAACAACCGATTGAAGATTATCAAGGGATTCGATTGGAGTTCCTTTCAATTCCAAATTACCACCAACCGATTGAAGATTTCCAAGAAATTTAATTTCTGTCCTTTCCAAATCTAAAAAACCCGTAATGGAAACAAGTCCTTCAAGCCAAGTTAAACCACCATCATACCCGCCCAAACTTAAATTATCATCCAACGACCATCTTTTGATGTTCTTTTTTTGGATGAAATTTTTCAATCCTCCGATTCTATCAGGGAAATAATTAAGACCGGGTATAAACAATACCTCTTCGGTTTCCTCTTTCAATATTTGCTTAATAAGTGATCTCATTTCCAATAAATACCCAACTCTTGATTAATTGAATTTATATTGTTAGGTTTAAGGACAGAACTTTTTAATTATGAGAAGATCGTCAGGTATTTTACATAAATATAAGGATAAAGTTCTCCTTTGTAAAAGGAGTGAAGAATCGGAAACACTTGGTAAATTTTGGTCAATACCTGGTGGTGGTTGGAAGAAAAACGAATCATCACAAGCTGCGGCTTTGAGAGAATTCTATGAAGAAACGAATATAAATATATCGGATCCCCTCATTTATGTTGGAACATCGGTCCACAAAAATGAGGATGGATCGGGAAGCAAGTTGGATGTTTTTATGGTTGAAGCCTCAGAAATGATTTCACCTGAGTTAGAAAATGCAAAAGATGGATTTGAGCATTCTGAATGTGGTTATTTTGAAATTGATAAATTACCCTCTCCTATGCCAAGAGATCTTATTAACATTATAAAAAAAATTAATTAATCAAAAAAAAATGGCAGTAAAAAAAGGAGACAAAATCCAAGTTCATTATAAGGGAACTTTGGTTGAAACAGGAATGGAGTTTGACAACTCATACGAAAGGGGTGAGACCTTGAATTTTGAGGTAGGTCTTGGACAGATGATCAAAGGATTTGAAGATGCGGTTTATGATATGGAAATTGGACAAATCAAAGAGATTCAAATTCCGGCTTCAGAAGCATATGGCGATCATATGGAAGCAGCAATTCAAAATGTCCCACGATCCAACTTTCCACCCGACTTTGAGGTGAATATCGGATCTATGGTTCAGGGTCAGAATCAGATGGGTCAACCCATCCAAGCTCTTGTTGTTGAAGAAAACGAACAAGGAATTGTGTTGGATTTCAATCATCCTTTGGCGGGAAAAGATTTGAATTTCTCTATTGAACTTGTTGGAATTGAATGAAAATAATAAACTATTAAAATCAAAACTATGGAAATTAAAAGAAGATTGGTTGAAGCTTTGAGAAGCAAATATCGGGCGGATATGGAACTCGCCTCTGCGGCTCTTCAGGTGTATCTTGAACGACCCGCAGGAATTGGTGAACATCCACAAATTTTGGATGAGATGGATAAACTTGTTGAATCTTATGCCAACGCGAAGGATAAACTCCATTCGTTGGAAGATGGAACATTAATTGATTTCCGATGAAGACGATAAGTAAAGAAACCCTTAATAAAGTATGGATCATCACCAAGAGAATTATCAACTATATCTTTCTTTTGATCGTTCTCGGAACAGGATTTTACATCGGAAAAACCTATGTGGAATACATCCCTGAAGAGAAAAACAACCAACCTATCACTTTGGATAATGTATCCATCGCCGTTGACGAGAAGAACCATATATTTATAATAGATAAACATACAGGAGAATACCAAGTATTTTCCGACTCCGTTGGCATCACAATCTTCAAGATGTATGCCGGTAAAATCTATAACTCACAACCGAAGTAATGTATAAAGTAAAATTCGTCACCGTCACCATCATATTTTTTATCGCTTATGTGATATACAAAAATCAATCACAACAAGAAGATATAACCCCAACCTATGTGGAGACGGGAACGGTTTTACCTACCAATGAACCCCCCTGTATTCAGATGTATTATTATATAGAACAATATTCCAAACAATACAATATACCAAGAAAATATGCATATGGAATTGCTTACAAAGAAACTGGATACAGGGGACCCTTTCATTGGAAATACAATCACAAACAAGTGAGTTACGCAGGTGCGATGGGTCCGATGCAGATCATGCCCTCCACCGCAAAAAGTGTAAACGGATATTATGTATCCAACGAAAAACTTACCTCCGATATTAAATTCAATGTCGAAACTTCAATGAAGTTGTTACAAAAGTTGAAAAACAAATATGGGAGTTGGGAAGTTGCTTTTGGTGTTTATAACACCGGCCGTCCGATGGTAAATCAGTACGCCATGGATGTATATCGGTTTGAACCGAATTGGTAATTTAATCAGAAACAATAATTTTTTTAAAAACATATGAAAGTAAAATTGGAATACATTTGGTTGGATGGGTATGAACCAGAACCGAACCTTAGAAGTAAAGTAAAAGTTGTTGACGCAAAGAGACAACAAGGAGTTGATCGAGATGTTTTTGGTATTGAACTTAAAGATTGTCCTGAATGGTCTTTTGATGGATCGTCCACCAATCAAGCTGAGGGACACTTCTCTGATTGTGTCCTAAAACCCGTTTCCTTATATCCCAACCCACTCAATAAGGGAGTTATACCATCCTACTTTGTGATGTGTGAAGTTTATCTTCCCGATGGAACCCCTCACCCCTCAAATACGAGATCATATATTGAAACAGAGGATGAAGATCTTTGGTTCGGTTTTGAACAAGAATATACTCTTGTAAAGGACGGAAGACCGTTGGGTTTCCCAAACAATGGTTATCCCGCTCCACAAGGAAAATACTACTGTGGTGTAGGTAATGGACAGGTCAACGGAAGAACTTTTGTTGATGAGCATTTGGAGATGTGTATATACGCAGGGATTGATATTACAGGAACCAACGCTGAGGTGATGCTCGGACAATGGGAATATCAGGTCTTCAGTAAGGGGAAGAAAAAAGCAGGTGATGATCTTTGGATCACACGATATATTTTGGAACAGATGTCCGAGAACTACGGATTTAAAATTGAATTCCACCCCAAACCTGTTCAAGGTGATTGGAATGGATCGGGACTTCACTGTAACTTCTCAAACAAGAGGATGAGAGAAAATGGTAGTAAGGAATATTTCGATGGAATCTTCAAACAATTTGAGGATAGACACTGGTTACATATTGAAAACTATGGATCAGACAACAACCTTCGTTTGACAGGAAAACACGAAACACAACATATCTCCAAATTCAGTTGGGGTGTATCTAATCGTGGAGCGTCAATCAGAGTTCCTTTGAATACCACACATAATAATTGGGCAAGTGGATATTTGGAGGATCGTAGACCTGCTTCTCACGCTGATCCATATAAGATTGTGAAAGTAATTTCAGATTCTTTGGATTTAGTTGAAGTTTGAACTTGACAAATCGAAAAAAAGTTCATACATTTGTAATCCAAACCAAACGAGGTTAGGGTTTTTTCACGAAAACGATATATTTATATATCACAGAAAAAAAATAGGGGATTTCACTTGACAAAACGAAAATTAAGTTGTAGTTTTGTCCTCTGAAATTAGAGTTCTTTGATTAAAACCTTTTATTGATGGTTTAAACGGTTGGCGGCTTAGCGTCGTTAGATAACCCCGGCGACGGGAATAAAGGGTCGGAATTCAGATCTAGCAATCTGATTATATGACCGCAGAACATTAGGTGTTCTGACAACTAAGCAAATTACCTACGATAGAAACCCTAAGGGCAACTGCTAAGGGGGTTCTATTATCCTGAGTCCGTGGAATATCAGGGTTGAGGTGGTGACACCAATAGGAAAAGGTAAAGATGACGGTTCGAAACAACCTGCCAGTTGTTTGAGGGCTGAGCATCAGTCTGATGGGCATCCGATGGAGAATTAATCCGACGTTGTCCTGAAAGGCCGTGAGTGGGCAGACTCACAGAGAGTAGTGTGGTATTCCGTGTTCAAAAGATATGGAGTCACACCGACAGCGCTACTTTCCATTTCCACATTTGCTAATTTAATACTTAAATTAAGCAAAAGTCTGTCGGCGTTGTAAACGAAAGGTGTCTAAAACTTCAGACCGTGAGGTTAATGAAGTCTCAGATAAGACCGCAAGTCTTTCTGAGTTGATTGTGAAAGTTCTAGTAGGTCGGCCAACCTTTAGTGAGTGAAAACTCAATAGAAACGAGTATCAGTCGAGTGGTTTACAACGATACGAGTGGTTACCGATAGTAACCGACACTGATCTGATATCACGGGCAATCGTGATGGACAAGTTGGCAACCTGTCGTGGGGTACACCAACGAAAGACAGATCACTCAAGCGTGTAGTCTCAGCGCAAACTTAAAGAATCCCCTTACCTTAACCGTAGTTGGTTAAGGTTTTTTTTGCCCTATTGACTCAAAACAAAAAAAGTTGTATATTTATTTATAGTTAATACATTTTATGAAATGAATAATTTAACTGACGAAGATGAAGACCTCTCCTACATTTGGGGTGGTGGTAAGAAAATTAAAAAACCCAAGAAAAATCAAAAACCGACTGATGGATTTTGGGAAGATGAGTATTACGAATCGGATCAGAAGAAAGGAAGAGGTAAAAAAAAGTTTTGAAGTTTGAGTAAAATAGCTTATCTTTGTATCAAACGAAGATAAGATGACTCAAAAACAAATCTCCATCCTCCATCCTAAACACGGATCAATCTTGAGTGAGTCGTTTGTTGACGATGTTCAATTCAAACTTTTCCTCAAGTCCGTCAACGGATGTTTGTCCTTGAAACGAGATCTGACGTTCTACGATGGTAACCACTTCCTCATACACATCCCGTATGTTGTATTGAAGTCTTCAATCGTTACAACAAAAGTTGAGACGATCACACCTGGAAAGGTTTTGATTGAATCAGCTTTGGAAAAGAGCCACTGAGCGTAGGACCAAGGTGGAGTGCCTTAATCGGCCCTAAAGTCCAGAGAAATCTGGACTTTTTCTTTTTATGATATATTTATAGTCAAATGATTTAAAAATGGCAAAATTCGTTATTACCCAAAAACAACTCGATCATATAGTTGAAAATGTTAAGAAAGATAAGTTGAATGAAGATTCAGATGGTAATTACATGGCGAAACAGCAATTGTTTGTTATTGCAACCATGGCTTATAAGATGTGGGAGATGTTGGACGACAACGCACAACTTGAGGATTGGATGGAAAGTAAAATCGCTCAGTGTGAACAAAGTGTAAGTTCTGTAGTTAAGGCATATTTGTATGACGAATTTGATGCCGAATTAAAGGGAATGGACACCTTGAGTTATGATGATTTGGTAATTGGAAAATAATCAAAAGATTTAGAAAGAAATCGACCTCAAACGGTCGATTTTTTTTTGCTTAAACATTTGATAAGGTCCTGATATTTGAGTATAATTAGAGGTAATTTATAAATTGATGATTAATTTCGCAGACATTATTGTTGATCTTCAGGCGGGTGACACAGGTAAAGGGAAAGTAGCTCATGCACTTGCAAAAACAAACGACTATACACACGTTATTAGGTATAACGGAGGTGGTAATGCGGGTCATACCGTCTATCACAATGGAGAAAAGGTAGTGACCCATTTCATACCAATTGGAGTTCTTTATAACATACCTTCCATTATTGGACCAGGATGTGTCGTTGATCCAATCAAATTGGAGATGGAACTTGATGATTTAACAAAGGTAAATCCAAGAGTTAGAGAATTTCTTTTTATTGATCGTGGAGTCCATATTATAACAGAACAACACAAAGAAGAGGATGGTAAAGATTCTAAAATCGGAACAACCAAAACAGGAAATGGTCCGGCTTATGTGGATAAGTATAATAGAAGTGGGATAAGATATGAAAATTATGTGACAATCAACAATCCTTCCAACAACTACCTTTGTGATATTTATGACATTTTATTTTCTCAAGAGGATGTTAAAATTCTTTTCGAAGGTGCTCAGGGTTTTGAGTTGGATATCGATTGGGGTGATTATCCGTTTGTCACATCTTCTCATTGTACCGCAGGAAGTGCTTGTTTGAATGGTGTATCACCCAAATACATCAGAGACATTTATGGTATTTCAAAAGCATATGTTACTTATGTAGGAGCAAAAGAATTCGAGGGTGGTCTTGATATTTTTCAGAAAATCAGAGAAGTTGGGAATGAATATGGTGCCACTACGGGAAGACCTAGACAAGTTAATTGGTTGAACATGGACACCCTAATTAAAGGATCCAATATTAACGGAGTAACAAAATTAATTATCAATAAAATTGATGTTCTCGAAAAAATTAATTATTATTGTTTGATTTATTTGAATGAAGAAATAATTTTTGACAGCAAATTGGAGTTTAAAAACTTCATCTATCAAAAAATTGTTGAAGAGTGTCCTTTAATTCAAGAAGTAATTTTCAGCTATACACCCTACGAAATATGAAATGGAATTTAGTAATCAACCAGTTTAACAGATCGGACGAGGAATTTTACCTACTTCCGTGGATCAAGTTTTTTAACATTATGAACTTTCAAACTGAGGAGGGATATGAATCTCCTTTGGTAGGATTTGAATTTGGGATTTTCAAATTTTATTATACCTTTGCAATTCAAAAAAGATATCAGGATTTTTGATATTGATTTATCAATACTAAATTTTACTATTAATAATAAAAACATATGAATCGTTTTATTTCTTTTCTTGTCCTGATGTTCATGGGGACTTTTGTGTATTCACAAAAAAACACACCTTTTGGATGTATAACCTTTGGAGAAAATAAAAACATTTTACCGATGGGTAGGTTGAAATCCAAATCAACCAATACACCCAAAGAAATCAGGTTGGTGTTTCACGTTTGTTATACTGACGCGATTCCATTGAGTGAAATTCCTGTTGAATCAATATATGGTGCGATTGATCAAGCGAATGTAGATTTTGAGGGAACTAACATCAGTTTTGTTTATGCAGGTCATGATTATATCAATATCCGAGAGTTCGCTTGGCACGACTCATTTGTCTCAGGTCAAGTTTGTTTCCCAACTTATAGAACTCAATCTACTATGATTTCTAACAAATATGCTTGGGATATTTCCGAGTATTGTAATGTTTATATTATCCCTAAAATGTGTTCGACTATATTGGGTTACGCATTTATCACATATGGACCTGCAAATAAAGATGACGGGGTTTGGGTTAAGACTGAGTCTTTTGGATATGGACCTTGGCCACACGTAAACCCGAAGTATGTGGAAAACGAAACCTTTAGTCATGAGCTCGGTCACTACTGTGGATTATTCCACGTATTCAATAACACATCGTATTGTGGACAACAAGAACCAAACATACCCTGTGAATATGAAGGGGATTTTGTATGTGATACTCCCCCGACCAAACTAGCAAGAGGATGTCCTTCCTATCCTGCGGGATCATTTTGTCCTGAAGTAAATTACGATGGTGGAGTTCCATATCGTGCAAACAACCATATGGACTATTGTCCCGAACAATGTAGAGATGTATTTACTCCAGGTCAGATAGACCGAATGCATAGAATGTTGGACTTCCAAAGATATGAGTTATACACAGAAGAGCAAGTAACACCCTTCTGTTTGGGTGATTTCGATAAGAACGGAATGATTGGAACTGGTGATCTTTTGATTATATTGTCCCATTATGGTTGTGTGGAATGTGATTATGAGGAAGGTGATATGAATATGGATGCACTTGTTAATGTTTTGGACTTAAACTTCTTGTTGGCTTTTTGGGGTGATGTTTGTGGTGACGGGGTAGGACAGATCCAAGCCAAAAGATCAGGACCTCAACCTGAATTAGAAGATCCTTTCGAGATTATCAGTAACTATGATTTTCCTGAACGAGGAACACCCACGAAAGAAAAAGATCGTGAAGAAAAAAAGGAAGAGCCAACTTTGGGTCTTATGAATTTGGTAAAAGAAATTAAAAAAACGGCCCAATTTAAATTGGAAGAAATTGATGAACTTGATTTGAATACGTTATTTTCTGAATATGGTGTTGATAGTTTGATTGTGAATATCAACGAAGATGAGAAAATTGTGATTGAACGATAACAAATCATTTTACATATGAAATACATCATCACGGGTGCTTATGGATTTATCGGATCCGAGTTTTTGAAACGAGTTTATCGTGAAAACGAATTCTCCGAAATTATTGTTGTTGATTCCGTCACCTATGCTGCGGACAAATCAAGAATTCCGATTCAGATTTTAAGGGATCAGAGGGTTACATTTCTTGAGATGGACATCTGTGACCTGACTTACGATATGGTTGGTGACTTTGAATACCTTGTAAACTTTGCGGCTGAAACTCACGTGGATAACTCTATAGAAAATGGTTTTCCTTTTATGAAAACAAATGTTCAAGGGGTTTATAACCTTTTGGAAGTTTCAAGGAAATCCAAAACCTTGAAGAAGTTTGTTCAAATATCTACGGATGAAGTCTACGGTGATGTGAAAGATAAGTTTTGTTCAAATGAAAAGGATATATTGAATCCAAGTTCATATTATTCAGCAACTAAAGCTAGTGCCGATCTTTTGGTTCAATCTGCTCACAGAACATATGGTATTCCATATCTTATCACACGATCTTGTAATAATTTCGGTGGACTTCAAAATTCTGAGAAATTTATCCCTAAAATAATTGATTGTATTAAATCCAACAAACCAATCCCTGTTTATGGTGATGGAAACCAACTTCGGGTTTGGATTTCCGTAGAAGAGAATGCTGATGTGATTTTTAAACTCACCACTTATGATGATTGTGTAAATGAGATTATCAATGTCGGTTCCGAACATCAACGAACCAACAACGAGATTGTAAAGATGATTTCAACCAACTTATTCAGAGAACCAACCATTCATTATGTACAAGATCGGTTGGGTCACGATGAGGAATATAATTTGGATTTGTGTAAACTAAAAAGTTTGGAATTTGAATTGGATATTTGTGTTGATGAATTCCAAACTCCCGAAGATTATTTCCAAGAAAATCTATAAAAAAATAAAACCTCTCCTTTGAGAGGTTTTTTCTTATATTCAATTTCGGTAAAAAAAAGGGAATGAAACATTGAATATATTTGGAAAGTAGACAGATTATGTAAAATGTAAAGTAAATTTAATGATAAATATAATCTTATCTTTTGATTTACAAGCAAACATAACTCTTTTATCTTTATTCAAGAATAAAATGAAAGAATTGAAATAGTGATGACCACTTTAATTACATTTAATAGAGACAATTCTCCTGTTACGGAGAATTTTTTATCATATTACAATAGATTTGTAGATAGAATTGAGATATGGGATATATCCTCTGACAGTAACGCAATAAAATTCGTTGGTACTGACAAAGTCAAAGTTGTGGCTTTTGCGGAAGGGTACAAGAATGACAACGGATTGATTCAACTTATGTCAACAGAATGGAAAATAATCAGAAACGAAAACGACATTATGATCGTTGTGGAACCCGATGAGTATATCCATTCAAGAAACTACGATGCGATTATCAGATTGAATAAAGACAATCACAGTTTAATTGAACCAACAGGATTTCAAGTTTATGTGGACAGAGATTTTGATTTCAATTTTGATGACAAAGAGATATACGGTAAAGTGGATGGAAATTATACCAAACCTGTAATCGTATTTGTCAAGAACTTGTTGAAACTAAAATTCACACCTCAATTTAAATTGATTGATTCAATCAAATCCCTCAATGGACAAAAAGCATTGAGGAATACATCTTCACCTTTAAGTTTTCCAGTAAAACTACTGAAAGTAAGATACAACGATGAACTAACAGAAGAAGAAAAGAACAAAAAAATTAGGATTATTTAATTTAAACATCTAATTTTGTAATATGTCAAATAAAGAAACTTACCAAAAAATTCTCGAACAATTAGAGGATATGAGAAAGGAGGGTTATACGATTATGAACCACGATTTCAGAGCTCTTTGTGAGATGAGGAATGAACTCAAACGTAAAATTGACAACAGCGAACCGAGTAGGGATTACAAGAAATTTATGGAGGACTGAAGTATTTAATAGTATGGAGGAAAAAATAAAAAAACTATTGGATTCTCATCTTGATGAGTATAATGTAACATATACAATAACAAATTATAACAATAATTATAGGATTTTGTTTGATATTGACGGAGAAATTATTGCGTTTTATTCTTTTTTCTCTTATAATGATAAGATTGAATCTTTTTTCGATCAGTCCTTTTTTTGGTTTTTAGGTTTATTATCCGAAGAAGACCAACTATTTGCATCAAAATACTTTTTAACAAAATATGTACCACCATATTCACCAGACTTTCCAAAAGCTGTACATAAAAGGTGGAATATTTCTGATGTTATTTTTGGTGGATTAACAGATTTGAGTTGATTACACTTAAGAAAATAATAAAGAGTAAGTATGTCAAACTGATTATGTCGGTATTGGTGATCTCATCCACAATACCTACCGTAATTTCAGATTTCACAAATGATGAAAATAACGGGTGGGAACACTATGGGTTGATGTTGATAGGTATTTTTTATATGATCCAAAGTATGATAGACCTATTTGAAATTTGGTTTGACGAATAATTATAAGTATGTCATACTTGGTCGCCAACCTACCACCGATTCAATGTTTTGTAAGAAAAGAATACCTGTATGATTTCGAAAAAGGTTTTGGGGAATATGAACCTTGTTACTGGGTTTCGGTAAAATCAATCAAAGGTAAAGCGTTATATATAGAATCACTTCTAACGAACTACGGAGCGTTATATGATAAATTACCTATCTCCGCATATGTGTGGAAAACAGATATACAAGATGAATTTCTTCCGTTGGATTTTTTGGAGATATGGGATGCATTTTCTTATAATATATCTGTGATTGAGAAATCAACCTTATCGGGACTTAAGTGTCAAGTACTTATGAAAGACAAGAAATTTTATAGAGGGGAATATATGTTTACCATAGATTCCTGTAGTTCTGAACCAAACGAATTGAATGTTTCATTATCTGAAACACCGAACGAACATAAGTCCTTCAATATTATCAAATTGGACAACGGACAATTTGCTGCTCAACCAAACAACAGGATTTTATTCTTTGATCAATCCCTGACACCCAAAGGTATTACCAAGCCCGATTTTAAGGTGTCAACCAAAGAATTTAAGTGTGAGGATGGATCAAAGTGGTCGGCGGATTCTAATGATTTCTTTTACGAAATTTGTTAATAACTAGGGTGGTGATTTTTTGGACTTTGACCTTTTGGGATGTAAATTTGAGTATTAATAAAACACACCCATGAAAAACTTTACCAACCACCTCTTGACTTCAGGTCTGATCCTTGCAACACTTGGTTTGTTTGTTTTGATCTTCACGAGTCCATATTATAAGATCGCTCTGTATGTTATGGCTTCAGCTTTTATGTTGTGGAATGTCTCCATGATTTATCGTCCGATTTATGAAAAGATTCAAAAAATCAGGAACGGAAATGAACCCGAATCTTCCACGAATAAAACCCTCCTCTGAGGGTTTTTTATTAGGTCTTTCATAGTCTAACAATAAAACCACCAACATCCACCGTACTTTTTATTTCTTCATTTGTTTTTGTTGATAAATAACTGTTCAAATAAAGTCTTGAACCAACAGATTTAAGATTTCCAAAGGATTCAATTTGTGTTCCTCTTATGTCCAAATAACCACCTACATATTGAAGATTTCCAAGGGATTTAATTGGTGTTTTATTTAAATCCAAAGATGCTCCAACAGCCCTGAGATTTCCAAGGGATTCAATTGGAGTTTCTTCCAAATTCAAATAATCATCAACATATTGAAGATTTCCAAGAGATTCAATTTGTGAGTTGTATAGGTTCAAATAACCATCAACCGATATAAGATTTTTGAAGGATTTGATTTCTGTTCCATACGCATCAAAATCACCACTAATAGAAACAAGACCCTCAAGCCAAGTTAAATCACCTTTATAACCACCCAAATTCAACTTACTATCCAACGACCATCTTGTGATGTTATTTTTTTTGATGAAGTTTTTTAGTCCTTCAACTCCATCAGCGAAATAGTGAAGACCAGGTATTACAAATATCTCTTCGGTTTCCTCTTTTAATATTTTTTTGATTAGGTCTTTCATTATCTAATAATTCTACCACCAACATTTATCATACCTCTAATTTCTTCATCTGTATAATTCTTCAAAACATATTTGTTTAACCACAAATTAGTACCAACATATTCGAGTTTTGGAAGGGATTCAATTTGTGTTCCTCTTATATCTAAATAATCACCAACCGACTGAAGATTTGGAAGGTCTTTAATTGGTGTTCCCTCCAAATCCAAACTACCACCAACCGATTGAAGGTTTCCAAGGTCTTTAATTTGTGTTTTTCTTAAATCCAACCCACCACCAACCGATTGAAGTTTTGGAAGGGATTCAATTTCTGTTCCTCTTAAATGTAAAAAACTACCAACCGATTGAAGATTTGGAAGGGATTTAATTTGTGTGCTTCTTATATCTAAATAACCACCAACAGATTGAAGATTTCCAAGAAATTTAATTTCTGTCCTTTCCAAATCCAAAAAACCCGTGATCGAAACAAGTCCTTCAATCCAAGTTAAATCATCTCCATATTCACGGAAATCCACATCATCATCCAACGACCATCTTTTGATGTTCTTTTTTTGAATGAAGTTTTTTAATCCGTAAATTTCATCAGGAAAAAAACTAAGACTAGGTATTACAAATACCTCTTCGGTTTCTTCTTTTAATATTTTTTTGATTAAGTCTTTCATGGTCTAATAATATCACCATCAACATTTATCATGCTTCTAATTTCTTCATTTGTATATTTTTCTGAAAGGAATTTGTTTAACCACAAATTTCCACCAACCGATTGAAGATTTCCAAAGGATTTAATTTGTGTTCCTCCTAATAGTAAAAACATACCAACCGATTGGAGATTATCAAGGGATTTAATTTGTGTGTTTCTTATATCTAAATAACCACCAACCGATTGAAGATTATCAAGGGATTTAATTTTTTTTCCTTCCAAATCCAAATAACCACTAATGGAAACAAGACCTTCAAGCCAAGTTAAATCACCTTCATATTGACTCAAATACAAATTATCATCCAACGACCATCTTGTGATGTTCTTTTTTTCAATGAAGTTTTTCAGACCTTCAATTCCATCAGGGAAAAAAGAAAGACTTGGTATTACCAATACCTCTTCAGTTTCCTCTCTTAATATTTTCTTAATCAGGTCTTTCATGGTCTAATAATATCACCATCAACATTTATCATGCTTCTAATTTCTTCATCTGTATATTTCTCTGAAAAGTATTCGTTTAAAAATAAATTTCCACCAACCGATTGAAGATTTCCAAAGGATTTAATTTGTGTTCCTTTTATATCTAAATAACCATCAACCGATTGAAGATTGTCAAGGGATTTAATTTTTGTTCCGAACAAATCCAAATTACCACTAATGGAAACAAGACCCTCAATCCAAGTTAAATTATCTTCATATCGACTCAAATACAAATTATCATCCAACGACCATCTTTTGATATTCTTTTTTTCAATGAAGTTTTTTAATCCCTTAATTCCGTCAGGGAAATAGTGAAGACCAGGTATTTCCAATACCTTCTCGGTTTCCTCTTTTAATATTTTTTTGATTAGGTCTTTCATATAATGATATAAATACTTCAAAATTGTTTTGTATTTATGTAATAAATTGAATTGATCATGAAAACATTATTTATCTTGCCACTTTTATTAATTTTATCTTCTTGCCAAGAGAAGTCGGATATTGAAATTATAAAAGAAGTTGAACCAACATTAACGGAAGAAACCATAAAGAAAACAATTGGTTCCCAATCAGAGCAATATGGATCCGAAGATCTTTTGGATTTCCTTTCTGTTTATGGAGAAAATGTAACGGACATCACACCAGCATTTATGAACTATTATCAAGATATTTCATCATCACAATCGAACTCTCTTTATGACAACTTAACCGAACCAAACGGTAATTACAGTTACAGATGGTTCATCAACGAAAAACTTGTTTCAACAGATTACAATCTTGTATTAAATCCTTTGGTCAATGTCCTTCCTTGTGAAGGTGTTA